TTCACCAGAGCTATTTTATTTACGGAGATAATGGAGCAATGTAGTATTATCATCGTAAAGAAAATAGTGCTGTATCTATCAGTAGTTTCTTATCAACAGTTCCTTAAAACTGCCTGAAGATATATTGTTATTCCGAGAAAGTGAAATAATAGTGTAATCCTTATAGAGATCACGAATAAACATATCATCATTATAAGAAAGCAGAAATTTTCCTTGAATTTGCGAAAGCTGTGACGCAAGACGTTTATGATCATCTTCCGTAAATTCAATATCATAGTATTTTTCTGTTGTGTGATATGGTGGGTCAAGATAAAAAAAGGAACTCGGTCGGTCATAAACCTTAATCAAATCCTCAAAGTCTTTGTTCTCTATTAAAACGTTTTTTAAACGGTCTGAAATAACCGATAGATAATCTTTTGAACGGTAGAGTGGCTTTTTACTGCATCCGAAAGATCTGCCATCGGCACCAAAGGATAAGCGCATTTTTATAAAATAGCGTGCCGCTCTTTGTATATCGGTAAAGCCTCGACAGTTCAACTGTTGAGATACATCATAAAAAATTTCCCTACTGTTATAAAAGCCGTCTATTTCACGCTGAAGCTCGGAGCAATGATATTTAATGCACCGCATTAAATTAACGAGATTGCCGTCTGCATCGTTGTAAATCTCTAAATCCGCCTGCTTTTCTTTAAAAAAAAGTACCCAACCGCCACCGCCGAATACTTCAATATAACGATTGAATCGTTCACCGCTTGGGAACGAATCACATATTTTAGTGCGCAAAAGACGTTTTCCGCCTATGCGTGGAATCGGACTATTTATCATCATAAGCCTCCTATAAAAAAATAATGGTGGGGCACTTTCGCCCCACCGATGTAATGTTAAACTTTTTTAAGATCTTTAATATTAAATGCTGTATTTATTGCAAGCACTGTGCTATCCGGAGATTTGTTAAGTACTACACGTTTACCGTTTACGCTTGAAACATAAAAACGTTTGAAATAAACCCAGTCATCAACGCTTGAACCGTCATAGGTTTTGCTTCCGCTCTTTATTCGAACGATATCTCCGACATTTATACTCGAAGAATCAGAAGCTGTGTTGCTTTTGGAAACGGCTTTTTTCGATGAAAGCATAAGATCTTTGCAGAACATCCATCCGGTATCTTGTCCTGCTATTCCGATGCAGGCTTCTGTACCGTCTTTCGATAATCGCTGAATAACAAATTCAGTCGTATAAACAGCTGATATAGGTTTTACACCGTTTGAGAAAACCGCACCCGATTTAACCTTAACCTTATCTCCGGGTTTAAAACTCGATATTTTATTTTCGGCTTTATCTTCTTTATTTACGGTATTATTTGATGTAGTGTGTTCTTTGTACCATTTTGCTGTAATTGTAGGGTAGTCCACAAAGCAGATGTTGCTGTCGACTTTTCTGTCATCGACAATCTCCGTTCCCCACTGCCATAGTTTCTGATTATAGTCAAATTTGCTCGGAATATCCGGACTTTCCGTCCAGTGTGCAAGCCATATATCTATGTCAGTCAAACGTTCTCTGTCATAGTAATTCTGCATCCATGAAGGGTTTGCGTATACACCCGAAGGCAGCCCGATTTCGGTCATTTTCTTGCAGAATTTCAGTGCCATATCGGTTCTTTCTTTGTTTGTGAGATTGTCGATCTGACGCTGTTCCTCCATGTCGAAAAAAACGGGATATTCAGGTTTTAATCCCTTTACAACCTTCACACAAGCGGCAAGTTCTTTGTCAAACGCTTCGTCCGAAGTTGCTTCGAAATACCAAAACAAACCGTAAGGTATTTTTCGATTAGTACATTCATTGAGATAACGCCGAAAATATGTATCTTCATCGGTGCGTATACCTGCACGAATTATTACAAATTTTGCACCGGATTTCTCAATTTTATCAAAATCGATATTTTCCTGAGCACGACTGATATCAAATCCTTTAATTCTCATCTGTGTTACCCTCCTTGTTATTACTGTCTGCAAGACCCTCGCCGATAGTATAGGCAAGTACTGCAGCTCCTGACATAAGACAGCCAGATACGGTAGCCGCAGCTTCATCCGATCCGCCGAACGCAATTATCAAACCGGTTATAAAACCGGTTAAAGATAACCACCATTTACGGCTTGTTAATTTGCGTTTCCAGTCAATTTTATTCATAATTTAGTCCTTTCTGCCTATTCGGCTACCTTTTCCATGCCCTGCTGTGCAAGGATTTTTTGTGCTTCTTTGCTGTTGTCGGGCACTACAATTGCACCTTCGAGTGTTTCACCCTCAGTTTCTATGCCGCCCAATACAAAAGTGTCATCTTCAAATATCTGCATATAAGCTCCTTTCATCTGCTGTTTGTGTATCGTATCATAAATGATAACGCAGTTGTTCCTGTCATTGACATCGTAACAGATCCGTTGTCTAACGTTACACTCTCTGATGAGCCGTTGCTGATAGTCAACATCACACGTTCTATACTCGCCGTAGGTGACAGTGCAAACACTTTACGATTACGCACAGGATTTAGTGCATTATCATAGTATGCTTCGATTTCGACTACGCTGAACCCCTCGCCGTATGTTGTGTATGCGAAGGTTTTCGGATTGTCTTCAGTGACGCTGCCATATACAACGACATCTGTATCACATTTCCATGCTGACCACGCCCCGTCATTGCACCATCTTGTATAAGTCCGTTTTCGTGCTACGGAAGTATAGCGTTGCATGGTATTAAAAGCCCCTGTGTTGATATTTCGGATATTGTCGACCGACAATTCAAACGGTTCATTGGAGGATATCGGACGGTTCTCAATATTCTGCGCAGATACTGATGCGCAAAAATACCGCTTACTTTTACTTTTATCTGATGATTCGTTCAATTTGATATCATCAAGGTTTACTGTCTGTCCGGTTATCTCTGTAGCTTTGAGATAATCCTTGCTGTCAAGCTCATAAGGTGTCACCGCTCCGATTTCTTCAGCCGTGTAAGTGGGCTTACTGTCGGCTTTCGCCCAGTCCGATATGTCACCGGTTTTCAGATATTCCGACAGGTCAATATCGTAAAGGTTGACATATAACAGCTCTGACCATGGAGTATTACCATCGCCTATTTTAATGCCGTGCTGACCGCTTTCAAAGTCGGTTATACACATATATCCTTTTGGGGGTACAAATGAAGAATGAAGAGTCCACTCAGCCGGTGAACGCATATCCTGAAGTAACTGGGCTTCAAGTATTTCCGCCTCCGATGAATTTGGCTCAGCTACAGACTGAATCTGCTTTATCGAAAAATAATCTCTGCCTACGCAATAATAAGCACTGATTTTTGACGACCATTTATATGCAGAATTGTCGCTGCTGTCGATATAGAGAACATCTGTGTCTCCCAGCTCGGGAAAATCCGCTGTTCCGTTCGCTTCAATCACTTTTGATACTGTTTGCGTTACATCTTTCTTTTCCAATGGAGATCGTGTTAATTGAACTGCCGAATTATATTCATCAACTGATGAAAAAGAAACATCCACCGTTTGAGAAGAGCTCCACATATACTCTTCTGGAGAAACAGACAAATTGTTGTGAAAATTAATTCCAAGTATAACTCTGGCACGTCCGCATGGAAACTTAGTAGATGGCGGATAGATTTCACTCCACTTTAATGCTTTTGAAAAGTTACCGTGTCGTGCTCGTACACTTGTTTCGATTTTTTTTACTGTGTCTCCATCAACAGTCGTGTATTCGGACATCAAATTTATCCAATATTCCGTGTACTCGGAATATTGTATGACTCTCGTTATATCTAAATAAAAGCTAAATTTTACAAACGACTGTGCATATATTTTATTTGATCCGTAAATTCCGTTAAAAACAGTAAAATCACCACAAATAGCCCCTAAACCATCATTATTATATGTTGCTTTGAAACCTTGAACAATAATATCTGTATCTCCACCATCTAAGCCATACGTTATTTTATCGTCTACGCTGTATCCGATTATGCTGTAATCGTATTTCAGATATTCTTTTGTCCTTTCGGAAATTATAACGGGATCATTTATAATAGTAGTGCTGTTATATTTTCCTGCTCCCGCATTAGATGTATGATCCGCTGCGGCACTATACCTGTTTGACGACTGTTTGGTGCTTTCGGCTGTTGATGTGATTTGTTCTGAAAAACCGCTGTCTTTACTGAGTGAGTAAGTTATAGCTGTTATGGTAGCTTTTTTAGTTGCACCATTACTCTGTATGGATATTACATCATCCGGCAACAGCCACCCTCTGCCTCGTCTTGATATATCAGCGGCATAGTAATGATAGCCTCCGAGCTTATTCCAGACATATTCCATAATCTCTACTGTTGCAAGAGGATTAACTGCTTCAAGCACTCCCGGCAAAGTCTCATCATAAGCAGTACCGTTTGCATCGATATAGAACGCTGTATCGGTGCCGATTGTAAAGCGTATGCCTTTTACAGTAAATCCACTGTCCTGAGCGACTGATAAGCTTTCGCAAGCACCTTCTTCAATTGTTTCAACACTGTTTGAAGGGCGTGTAAATATCAGTTTATCATTTGCATCAAATTGAGCATTACAACCGTTGCAGGCGGCAATAAAGCCGATTATTTCACGGTATGTGTAATATTTATTTGTCGGATTTGTTGCCTCGCTGTTATAAATCGGTTTCGTTTTTACTTTTGCAAAAGCTTCACAGGTTACGCTCAGGGAAAAGCCGTTAATTTTGCTGATATACTCAAGCATTTCCTGATGAGTTGCAGGAAAAGATAAAGATTCGACCTTCCCGTCAGCACTGCCGTTAAAGCTACACGGTTTATCGAGATAATAAAATCGATCATACGCTTCTATTGACACATATCCCTTTTCTTGAGTTAAATCTGTAATATAGAACGTTCCGATTTGCGTCAATGCAGTAAATCCGATAGAGGCGGTTATTTTATAAGCATCCATCGTCGGTAATATCGTTGCACGGATTGTTGCAGTCAGTCGTGCTGCTGCTGTTCCACCTATACTAAGACCGCCATCAGACGGCGAACGTGAAAGTTCAAATGATACAATATCATCAATGCCGAAATCTACAGTGCCAATTGAAATTTTAGCATTGATATTTCTTACAGGCTTGGTAGCGTTGCTTTTGAAGCTTGACGATACAGAAATCATATCTCTTCCACCTCCACTGACACATCTTTATAACAATCTCCGAGCTTTACATCGGTAAAAGCATACGGCGCAGATATATCACCTTTTGCATGAACGGTATAAGAATCACCGTTTACCTCAAGCGTGAAACTACTGCTTTTTAATATAGCGAAAACAGACGTCCATTTTGCCGCAGGAATTATGCCAAAAGCGATAGAACCGGAGATCTTAAAATCTCCGAATCTATCGGTGTATGCCGTTCCGTTCAAGCTGTATGAAGTACTCTCGCCACGGCATGAATGACGTAAATCGCAATTTGTGACGTACTCGGAAATGTCTATGTTCTGAATTTTCACTGTCATATCTATGCCTCCTATAATGGTGATTTTCCTGTTTGTTTCTGTATCTTCTTAATGCCTTTAACAGTAGCTTTTGCTAATGTATAATCATTCGTTTTAAGCGTTACATCGAGTATATATTGCATCTTTTCCTGTGCGGTTTTCAGCTTTTTCAGCTCCGACACTACATCATTAAGTGTTGCATCTGCTTTTTCTGCTGACGCCGAAACCTTAGAAGCGGTTGATAATCCGCTTATAAGCTTACCCGATTTGCTGTTACCGACTTTGCTTGCACCTATGCCTGCGGCGAGCTTTGCGTTTGCGGTATCAACATTATCCCAAACTGTCGGTATGTAAGACGTAATATTGATATTTTGCATACCGCTGCTTGAACTGCTCGAACTAGTTTTCTTTGATGATGAGCTTAAAGAGCTTTTAGACTTTGTGCTTGAAGAACTTTTTTTCTTAGTGCTTGACGAGCTTGACGTTTCCTTTTCTTCCTTTTCTTCCTTTTCTTCCGGTACATAAACATAATCTGATGCTTTATATGTAGACGGAGTATAGGTGTATGTCGGAGCTTTGTATGTTGTTTTCCCTGCACTGCTATACGAATAACTTGTGCCTGCACCGGTATATCCTAAAGCCGCTTTTCCTTTACGCTCCTCTTCTTCAGCAATGTTTTGGCTATAAGAAGAATTACCTTCCTCCTCTGAATAACCCTGAGAATAAAGCCCGTTATTATTTCTGACGTTGTTATACCACTCTTTAACCTTATCCTCATTGACATAATCCTTTAATTGTGAATTGAAATATTCTTTCTTTTCCGCTGTATCAAGGAATTTATTTTTTGCATTTGATAATGCCTCGTCAGCTGATTTGCCGCTTCGTAATTCCTGAACAATGAATTTGTTCATATCTCCATGCAAATCCGTATATTTTGTACTCAGCTCATTCGCTCTGATTTCTTCCTGATGTGTAGCGGCATACATTTCCTCGCCGATTTTCTGACAAGCCTCTTTAACTTCGTTATACCAATTTGTGAGATTAGTACCGAATATTGAATCTATGGTGCTTAGAACACCATCAAACAGATTTACAAGACCATTTCCGAAAGATTCAAAGCCGCCCATAATATCACCGGATAAGAAATTTGTAACGCTGGAAAAAACATCTGCAAGTGAATTAACAAGCCCCGCAACAATATCAAGAGCCGGACCGAGTATCTGTAGTAGCACATCCGCAAGCGATGATATTACAGGCATAATCGGCGATAATGCCCCATCAATAAGACCGATAACAGCTGATAGCAACTTCCCGACTGCTGAGATAACAGTACCGAGCGGTTCGGCAAGCTCAGCCACCAGTTCCAGAATCGGAGTAAGCAGTTCGATTACAACATCAAGTATCGGCAGTAATGCTTCGATCACTTCAATAAGCGGCGGAAGCAAGGTGTCTACAATCTTGATTATCGGCGGTAACAGCTTATCAAAAAGCTTAATCAATGTCGGAACAAGCTTCTGAATAATGCGTGTAACGCTTTCGAGTATAGGCTTAAGCAATTCCATAAACTGCGGCAGTATTCCGGTGATCAACTCAATGAGCGGCGGAATAAGCTCGGAAACGCTGTCAAGTATCGGCTTAACCTGCTCAATTATCTGTGGCAGAAGCTCCGAAATAATCGGTTCGATAAGCTCAATAATATCCTTAAGTACAGGAATAATCTGTTCGCCGAGCGGAATCAGAAGCAGTTCAATTGTACGGGAAAGTCCGTTGCACATATCGGATAAGCTGTTGTATTTAACGCCTTCCATCTCGCCCAGTTTGTCCCGGGTTTTATCGATGCTATCGCCAATTTGAGCCATAGCAAGAACTGCATCTTCACCGAGATCTTCCCACTTTGTGCCGTAAAGCGCAACACCGGCGGCGTTGCGATCTACATCACTTTTACATTCGGCAAGCTTTTCATTGACAAGCTTGAATGCCTGATACGCACGGTCACCCCCTGCGGCAAATTCTTCGCCGAGCTTTGTTGCATCAAGACCGAGTAAAGCCATACCGTCAGCTGTAGTCTGACTGCCGTCCTTTGCTCTTATGGAAAACTCCTTAAAGGCGTCATTCAGGAAATCGACCTGAAATGCGCCGTTTTTTGCGCCTTCCGCCATCATAGACATGGCTTCTTCAGCGGTAAAGCCCATATCAGCATAGTAAGTGCTATACTCGGCAAGCTGATCGGCTATGTCACCGTTCTGATTTAAGCCTTTTTCTGCACCCTGAGCAAGGAGATTATACGCTTCTTCAGCTGTAATGCCAAACTGCTTCATTAGAGCATTTGCTCCACGGATACCCTCAGAAACGTCTATATCGTATGTATCTGATAAAAGATATGTGCTTTCAATAACCTTTTGAAGCTCATCGTCTGTGACGTCTTTCATCTGCTGCTTGATGAGAGCGAGCGTGTTGGATATATCATCAAAGCTTTCGCCATAATTATCGCCGTAAACTTTCTTAATGATATCACCGTATTTTTCGGCTTCTTCCGCCGTAAGACTGAGTGATGCGGTTAGCTGCTTATTTGCTTTATCAAGATCGTTTGCTGAGGAGATAGCCTTGCCGGTGGTGGCAACGACAGCGGCTCCTGCGGCGGCAAGACCTGCACCAACAGCAACGCCGATGCCTTTTCCGACACCTTTAAGACCTGTGCCGATTTTTGAGCCTATGCCGGAAGTTTTCTTTTCGACTTCTGAAGAAAGCGTATCGGTACTGTTGATAATTTCTTGTGTATCCTTTTTATAGTTATCAACTACTTTGTCGCCTTCTTTTTTTGCAGTCTGCGTTACAGCTTCCTTGTTTTTCTTTTCGGTCTGCACTACTTTGTCAGACTGCTTCTTTGCTGTGTCTGTTATATTCTTCTGCGTCTTGGAATTGTCGTTCTCTATTTCATCGTTTGCTTTTTTCACAGCCTGCGAAATGTTTTCCTGCGCCTTTTCAACGACTTCTTCCTGTTTTTTTGCACCTTTTTGAGCCGCTTCGGAAACCTTTTTTCCGGCTTCCGCCATATCAGCGTCTATTTTACTTAAGTCCGCACGGACTTCAAATTCTACTCTTCCGTCGCTCTCCGGCATAATCTCACCTCTCTTCTGCCTGTTTTTCGAGAATACCCCATAACCGTTCCCAACCGTCCTGAGCCGATTGTTTGTTTACGGGATTTTTAATCGCATACTGTGCTTTGAGTTTTAACAATGCCGATATCTGTTCCTGATTTTTACCGTTAGGTGCAGGAACCGGGCGTGTGCGTATGTCGATAATATCACACAGCCGTGTATCGGAAGGCAAAGCTCCGAGTAGCGCAACAAACTCCCACCATTGCAGCTTACCCTGTTCCTTGAACAAATCAATGCCGTATGATTGTCTGAACGCCGCATAAATAAACGGTGCGTCTTGCTCAAAGCTTATCGTTTCTGCTTCCGTGTCAGAGGTATTTTTATCAAAATTGATAAGCTTGTCAAAAATCTCTTTGACAACTTCGGCTCTTGCCGCAAGCTTTCTTACTTTCGGAGCTACTACAAGCCAATCAAAGATAATATCAAACAAATCTATGTCATCAAGCTCGTTTTTGCTGAGTATCTCAAATGCCGATAAAACACGGTCAAAACTCAAATTTAACGTATAACAAATGCCCCCGACTTCTATGCTGTGGGGGCATGGCTGTGACAATGAATATGTACTCATTAGCGGTACTTGTGTAATGCTCTGATCTGAGCCTTGCGATTACGGAGCGTTTCATTGATTTTCGGAACAATAACGGCATTTATGAAAGGAACTACCTGAATGCCCATTTCAATGTAATTGTCCTCAAAAAAGTCAAGCAGTCTTTTTGTTCCGTCTTCGCCGAATATCAGCTCAAAAATTGCAATTACCGCATTTCCATACGCCTCATAAGCGCATTCAAGATCTGTTTCAACACCGTTTTTTCTTATTTCTTTAAGACGTCTTTCCGCATCAATTACTTCCGTCTGTTTCTTTCGGAAAGCTGTGCAGACGGCATCTGCATCTATGTCTATATCAATGCTGTCGATGACGTTTCCGTTTTTATCAGACAGCTCAAGAGTTTCCGTAATTTTCTGTGTTCGTGTGATTTTGTATGCCATTGTTATCCTCCTGACAAAAATTCAGCAGTGTGCCTGTCGGCACACTGACTGTTTTTTGATGTAATATCAGACACCCGAAACGGTGGCTGTTGTTATTGTGGGTTTGCCGTTAAAGGCGATTGTGCAGCTTATAGTGTTGGGAGCTGTAGATTCACCGCCGCCGATACCGGTAGCTGTAACCGTGACGGGACAGGTGAGAACCTTGCCGTTACGGGTTATCTTGATGTCAGTTACTCTCTTTGATCCGATCTCATACTGAATTTCATCAAGAAAAGTACAAACGGGATCGTCCTTGATAAAATCGCCCGCAAGCACTACTGTAGGAGCTGCACCAACAACCGCAGAGCTTGCAAATCCGCCGTCCGCAAGATAGGTTGCACTGTAAACGACCTCGTTTATTGCAGTCGTTATCGATTTGAATGCCTTGCGCATATCCGAATATGTAGCCGATTCTCCCGTGGGAGTAGTATTGATCTCTACCTTTATTTCACTGTTCAGCTCGGCTTTGCCGACAGTAGGTATTACCTGTTCGTTTGCCATATTAGTACCTCCTAAAATGCTATCCTTATATCAACAATCATAGAATATATCCAAAAGTCACCGACCTTACCGACAGGAGCGGCATCGGTCGAAACCGATGCACTTAACAGCTGAACGCTGTCATCTTGCGGCAGTTCGGTTGCTTTCGAGATAAGATTGCCGATATTAAATAGCTGTTCCATAGCTACACCCTGTATCTTGTTCTTGGATAAAATAAGCAGAGGCAAGGTTCTGTCCTGCCGTTGCTTATCAAGTGTAGCACCGTTATCTTTTGCCGCTTGCGCTTCAGCGGAAAGCCCTCCGCCGACAGGCAAGCCGGTTGTTTCAAGTCTGTAACCGAGCTTATTTTCGATATGATCAAGAATAAGCTTGATTGCTTTTTTCTGAGGTGACATTATTTATCACTTCCTGTTAAAAGTTTCTGCAGTTGTCTTCGCCACTGTTCCCCTTTAACCGATTCCGCTTTATGCGCCCACATTTTGCAGGCTTTTGGGTTTTCATCATGTGAATATGATATAGGGTTACCTTTTTTAGATACGCCATAGTACAATGTTCTTGCATAAGGTGTTTCCCAACGAAGAACCATAGCAATACTATCGTTTCTTATTTCAACTTCACTGCCTTTAGCACGGGCAAGTGCTTGTAACTGTTCTGAAGTCACTTTTTTTCCGAGCGGTGGTACCCAATCGGCAGAGATTCCTGTATGGATTATACTGCTGTTTATGAGAACGCTCTGATCTTGAGGAGCGTAATCGTTGCAATCCTTAAGGAAATTTGACATAAGAAGTTTCATAGCATCATGTGTTTTTTCCGTCATTCTCGCCTTGACTGCCACACTGTTAATGTTTATTTTCACATTCATAACGATAACCCTATCTCATAATGATGTGGAGCATTTGTGTCATACCGCTTTATGCTTGCAATCCTGTATTCCGTTTTTTCAAAAATCACCTTTGCGCCCGGCACAAATTTGAAATTTGACGGAGAGGAATTACGGCAATCGTAATACATGACTGCATCAACCTTTACTTGATTGTTTTGCTTATCGCTTGTATAACTTTCTGTCGGTTCTATGCGGACATATTTCAATGTTTCCGTAGACGTTTCGGAGATTTCGCCCCATCTGTCGGTTTTTTCGGCAACAACAGCGGCAGTGTGTATCAAAAGACTGCGTGGTATAGGTTTCATCATAACGCATCAAGTCCTTTGTACATAAGACCTGTCGGTAAAAGCAAGCCGTATGACGCATTGCATATAGGCAGTTTCCCATCCGATACGCTGCTGTTGCCGCCTGTCGAATAGCTGAAGCTGCCGAGCGAGATGTTACTGAAACTGCCGTCATGCACAAACGAAAGTCCACCGTTTGCCGATATATAATCGACCTGCCAGCAGATAGCGTCTTTGACGGAAGTCTGAACTGTTTCGTTCAGACTGTCAAAATTAGCTATTCTGCCGCAGGTCTCGTTATATATAATAATGTAAGCAATTTCAAGGAGCTTAGCAAGCTCCTTGTCATTGCCGTCAAACTCTCCGCAGAAAACGTCTTTGTAGTAGTCAGGTGTAACTATCTGCTGCATCGGATACCTCCGCCGGCTTCTTTGACTGCTTAGACTGATTTTTGTTTGCCGAAGTTGTTTTCTGCTCCTGCTGAACTGTGTTATCCGCCAGATCTTCGGCTGTAAATCCTACTCTTGTCATGGAAACCTCCTTAAGTCAGCGCCGTTGTATCACGATTGAGGTAGATGCCCTTTACCTTGTTTTCATATGTTTCTGCGATGCTGTAGGCACGGTAGAAGAACATATAACCATCATCTGTCTGGTTCTCTTCGGGCGAAACTACCTTATTGACCGTGTGCTTACCGAACTGGATAACGGCATCACGGTTGATAATCATAAAGTTGATTTTATATCCGCCTGTTGCTCCTGCATAACCGCCTGCGGTTTCGTTGCTTGAGGTGCCGTCCTTCATGTCAATCGCCGTGTAAAATCTCGTCTGCGGAACGGTTATAATCTTTTCAAAACGATCGAGAATAGCTTTACTCTTTGTGGTATCAACGTTCTTGGCGAGCGTAAGAAGTGTGGGAGTAATATAGAGTATCTTGCCGTCAACGTTTATTTCCGCCTCATCCTGAGCATTGACAGCAATCTGAAGAGCCGTCAGGACAGCTGTACCGGCGGTAGGAGTAGCTTCTGCGGCAGAGAGAATGCCTGTAGCACTTGCGTATTTTGCAAAACGGAAAGCGTCCATTTCGGGAACGACCTTCGTCCTGATGAACTCGCTTGCGAGCTTGCCGAACGCAATACCTGCGGTTTCTTCGTTATCCATTGCGTCAACAGAGAACTTACGACCTCTGTCATAGTTGCAGGACTTTGTTTCATAAGTAATTGTAACATCACCCTTGACATAGCCGCTTGAACGTGAGTAATCTGCAAGACCGTCCATGCTCATCTTAGGAATGAGAAACTCTCCTGCCTTTGCTCCCATTCTCACCGTATCCGCATCAGCATCAAGAATAGATGTGGCGGAAGCCTGCTGATAGACTGTATCGAGCTTGTCGATATACGCCTTGAATTTTGTAATTGAATTTGCCATAGTGATTTTCCTTTCCGGGCTTACTTAATACCCATTATCTTGTTGATTCTTGCTTCATCAGCTGTCTTCTGTTCATCGTTTACTGTCGCAACAGCTGATGTAATTATTGCCTTGGGAGGCTTTTCTCCCTTGAAGCTGGGATATTTTTCGATCACACTGTCAATAGCCTTATCAAGTGTAACATCTCCGCCGACCTTTGCCTTTGCAAGCGCAAGCACATCCTCAATGCAATCTGCCGCAACGCCGACAGAAAGTGCGTGAACCTTGCCCTTAAGCTCGGCTATCTCCTGCTTGTTTTCCTCCTGAGAGTTGTCGCGGTCGACGGGGGATTCCGCACCGCCTGATTTTCCGTCGTCAGCCTTTCCTGTTTCTGAATTTCCGGAAGGCTCGGCTTTCTGCTCAGCGTGCGGTTCGGACTGCGCAACAGTTTCCGTGGCAGTGCCGTTCTGTGCGCCGCTCTGAGCAGAGGCAGCTGCCTGTTCCGCCCGAACTGTGCTTTCGGCATTCTCAGCTGCCGATGTTGTGATTTTTTCATCCATAATGATTTTCCTTTCTGTAAAATGGGTAATATAAAAACAGCACCATGAAAGTGCTGTTTTAATCATATAATTTGTCATAAGAAAAACACCCTCGAAAGGGTGCTTAAACGTTGTATTTATCTCTTATGGTTTTAATTCGTTTGCGAAAAGCTATGGTTAAATCCATAAGTTCTTTTGCTGATCTGTCATCTCGTCCGTGAAAACCTTTATACTTAGATTCAATATTGGCGTATTGTGACTGATATTCTTTTTTTAGCTTTTCTAATTCTTCATAACAACCGTCAGGGTAGTTTTGAGCGTTTATATGCAATTCCGAGTTTTTCACAGGCTCTTTTAATTCTTTCATGTTGTTCATCTCCTAACGGTATGAGTTCTGGATTATGAAATAGAATATCGTCAACTTCAAGTCTTGCTTCTTCATAAAGTTGTTCAGCTAAATCAGTAGGTGTCTTATTTTTAATAATCATCGTGTAAAGATATTTCTCGTCACAAGCATACGAAATGTATGAACCGTCTCGAATGCTTTCGATAAGGTCTTCCTTACTAAAGGAATACTGACTTTGTCCCTTAACGTGATTATGGATATTGATACTGCCATCCATTTCATCACCAAGAAGCCCGGTATTGACAGTATATTCATCACCGTAAACAGTATACATTTTTCCTCTTTTGTTTATTACACGACATTTTTCAATAGGACTTTCCGATTCTTCCGTGATAAATTTCTTTAATTCAGAAGAAACAGCTTTTCCATCATTGATATCAACTTCTCCGTAATTTTCATAATGATGTTCAGACCTGTTAACAGATTTACCTTTGCCGCTTGACCTTATTATATCATCAACAGCAGAATTGTCAATATCAATAAGTTTTATTTGATCCTCCTCAGTCTTAACCGCCGCCTTATAGCTTGCAGTAGTCTTTGCCGCCTGACTGCGTCCGTAACCGGGAGTAGCGGTGCGGTCGGGCTTGTATGCAAGCCCGTTTTTCTCACAGTAGCTTTTAAGCTGCTGTTCCTGCTGCTTCAGCTTATATGCCGCCTTGTCAAAGCCTTCTTTGTCGCCGAGAGTGTCAAGAGAGGTACATTCCCGTTTGGAAGCTCTGACCTTACGTTCAAGAGCACGTTGGTTGCAGATTTTTTCGTACTGTTCGGCATTCTCCTTTTCGTCATACGGGAAGTAGGTCTGAACGCTGATACCGGGCAGGAACGGATAGATCTGATGACCGCAGTTTATACCGAGAAGCCCGGCAGGCTTGCCGTAGGAACTTGACCGCCAAGCATAGAATTTAATGCGCTTGCCGTCAAGGTCGGTAGTATAACCTCCGCCACCGTTGCGGTTGAATATTTTTCCCTGATCTTTCGCACACAGCGGTCTTGCACCGCTGTGACTGCTGACCTCCACCAAATCAAGCCCATACTCATCCATAAGCGAAAACTGTGTTTCTTTCGCAACGCTTCCGACAGTGGAGCGTATACACATATTAGTATATGCTTCCGGTGTCCAGTTTCGACCGGTCTTATCTACAAAAGCCGGGATACCTTTCTGCGTCATTTCGCCGATACATTCCCGCATAGCACTCTGACGTGCCTCTATGCCGGTAACGACCTTTCCTGCAGCCTTATTAAGACTGTCTATGTATTCCTGCTTGTTTGCAAGCTCGGCGGTACGGTTGATCACCTGCATAGCGGCGTTCTTCGCCTTGTACTTCATCGTTGTATTTGTAAGATTCAAGTCTTTCTTTGCCTGTTTTTGAAGCATTTTAAGGCTGTTTAACATATTGCCGGACATTGACGGTGTGGCTCGTTTGTCGATAAGCCCTTCCTGCACCATACGTTTTAATCCCGGTGCAAGCTCCTGAATAGCGGAATTTGCCGCTCTTTGAAGTGTAAGCTCCAGAAGCTCGGGTGTTTTACCTGCGTATTCGGATATTGTTTTAGCGTTCTGCTTTGTCAGCTTGCCAAGCTCGGCGAGCTTTTTCATTTTCCACTTTGCCGTATCTTCTTCGATTCTTCCTGCGGCAAGGTATGCCGCTATGTTTGCTATAAGGTCGGTTTCAAGACCGACTATAAGATCGGTTATGCCCTGCGACAGCTGTAGGGAAGTCAGCTTATTCATAACTGTCACCGTCCAGTATGCCGCCGTCTATGTCGTTTTCTTTTGCAATACGCTGAAGCTCTTCTTTAGCTTCGGCTTCATCTATATTCTGTGCTTCCATAATAGCACGAATTTTTGATTTAAGCCCTGCCTGAACAAGCTTGATATTGTTATCTATACGGGTGTTGTCATCGCCGATAATGTTATCCTGCCAATTGACAGAAACCGTATAATCTTTGCTGACCTCTTCTGAAGCCTGTGTTATTTCTATAATCGCCGTTGCAAGACTTTCAAGCACCTCGGATATGATATTCTTGTTATTCTGCACGGTGCGAAGTGTGTCCTTTTCATCGGCGGCAACTTCTGTCGCCGTTTTTACGCCGGAATTACTGTCAAAAGAAAGCGTTCCCGGAGAGAAACCAAGCTGAGTGCTGAGTATATTCAGCTGAAGCTTCAGGGCTTCGACGTGTTCGGTTACTCTGAGTGACTGGGTATTGTCGGATATATTCAACTTCGGCGCATCATCGGCATTGAACGCCTGATAAACTTCGTCATCGGTGTCGAAGTATTTTACTTCGTTGCCGTCACTGTCATAGGTTGATTTGACACATTCAGACGGAATAATGATACGCTTTTTGCCAAGGATAAACTCCCGCTCCAAACTGTCGAATATTACATCTATTTCCCGTAGCGTGTCTATTGAATTTGCAAAAACAGGCAAACCGAGCGGTAAATCGAAAACCATATTGTTTCCAACTGCCGGCTTAAAATAGCAGAATAACGGCGTTTGAACGCCTTTGAACACTCTTTCGTATTCAAGCTTCGGGAACAGCTCGGAAACCGGTACTGATTGACCAAGATAGCTTCGTGAATCACTGCGCCGCAGTATATGATAGATATGAACGCCGTCCGACTGCAATGTATGATACTCGAACAGTTTATAGAAATAACCGTTCTGAACATAGTCGTTGCAGAAAATACCTTCTGTGATCTGCCTGTTATTCCATTTTGTCGGAAAGAAACGATCGGCATTTATGTAATTCAGACGTATCACATTATCTTCAAGATACACCTTTATTACTCCTCCGCCGAGTGCGTATGACCGAGAAAGAAATTCGGGAAAACGCTCCCAGAAACAGTTATTTTCAAGGACTTTGCTTACCGTATCATTGTACTTTTCGTCATCAATCGATATGTCGCACTGTTCCGAAAACGTCATTGTTGCAAGCTTGTCACAGATTACCTTTGCCATATTCGTCATAGCTCTGGGACGGCTTTTCTTCTTTATTCCGCTGTTTGTAACCGTCCTCCAAGGAGGTTTACCCTGATAGATGCGTTTTGCAGGCTCGATGTGCCGTGTATAATAGTCGGATATATCGACTATCGGCACGTTCGGAAATGCCTGCTTTATATAAGAGTATATCGACATCAATTTTTCCTTTCTGCATCGAAGACGTTACTCATGTAAGCTTCGGTGCTGTATTCCTGTGCGTCAAGGCTATCAATATTTATGCTTCCGTCATCAAGACGTATTTCGGTCGCCGCATTTGGCTTCCATATAGCAGTTTGAAATGCCTCTATCGTATGTTTGCAGTGCGACATTATTTTATATCTGTCAGCCGCAATCAGACGGTTATAGAACAATATACGGTTGTTGATAGAACCTTTCCGGGCATTGTGAATATTGACCTTTAACTTTCTTCTCTGAGCGGCAAGGCGCACACCTTTGATCAGTATTTGTTCTGCTGAATCGAGATAAACCTCTGTACATTTCCACCTGCGGCATACACCTTCGATAAAAGTGCAGAAGTCGTTTTCAAGCTCATACGGTGATATTGTTTCTTTACGATAGTATTCGTCAAGCGTTACGATCGACTGAAAGCCTTTAGTGAATCCCGTTGCATTAAGCGTGTGAGCCGAACCGTTCCCGCCGAAGTCGCCGCCGATCGTTACAAACATCAGATTATCCGGAGGTGTATCAATGATGTATCTTGACGGTTTGTCTGCAAACAGCGGGTAAATAACACCCTCCGCCGCTACCCAGTTGCCTCTGATAAAGCGTTCAAAATAAACACCCGTGTATTCCTTTTTGATTTCCCGGACATATTCTTCAGGAAGCGTTGTGTTATCATCAATCAGGAATCGCAATACAAGCATATCGACTTTCGGATTGTCGATGTATTCTTTTTTCAGCCAATGTGTCGGTACGTCCGGGTTCGTTGTTGCAATAAGTTTTGCTCCCTTGACTGACAATCGGGAGAGAAGCATCGAAAAGAAGTCTTTCGGGAACAGCGTCAACTCATCGCAATAAGCTCCGCCAAGCGTCATGCCTCGTATCTTATTCTCGGACTTTGCATCATTAGCACCTTCAAGGAGTATCTTTCTTCCGAACAACTTACCCTCTTTTGTTGACAGCGAATACTTGAAGTTGTCTTCTCCGACAAGCTCCTGCAATAGCATAAGACAGTTACGCTTTAATGTCTGTAACGTTTTTGCCGACATCAGATAGGCATAATCTGTCGGACGGTCGGCTATCCAGAATGCCCAAAGGATAAGCGATATCCATGTCTTGCCGCTACGGACAGAGCCTTCAAGCAGATTAAGTCGATGGAGCTTATTGTGTTTGAGCAAGCTCATCAGCTCCTGCTGTTTGACTGTGAATATCAAATCATTTGACATTTTTCATTGCCTCCAGTATAGCGTCAATCTTGCCTGCACCGTCATCTGACATAGCAACGGGAGTTTTGCTGTAGGCATCACCGGCTTTATTTGTAAGGAAGAATTCTACTGCCGATTGATTCGGCGGTACTTCTCGGGTGATTATCTCAACGGTTTTTCTGCCGCCGACAATGCGTTCCCTGCGTTCCGTAACGGTGTAACCGGTAGCGGCACGGATCAGTGCCTGTTCAACATCTGCCCGAACAAGCTCAGGGTTGTCGGCTATTAACTGCCTGACTCCTTCAGAGCGGTCGATAATCTGTTGTATTGCCTTTTGCCGCTTGCTTTCGGATGTATTCAGATAGCATTCAACAAGGCTCTGAACGGCATTCACACGCTGTTCGGTATCAGCTTTTTTGTATTTGTCGAGATCGGTTGCAAGGCTGTTTATTGCCCTTTTGCGATTGCTTTTTCTCACAGTTTGCTCACTCCTTTCGGGCAAAAATAAAAAGAGCCTTATAAAAGCCCTTATTCTGCATTTGATTATGTTGACGTGAAATTATCCCACTTTGTTTTTTGAAACGTTTTAAACGGCAATTAAAACGCTTTTATCGGTAAATATCCCGTTGGGATTATATCGGGATATGCTTCGCCATTCCGATTTTGAAAAAAATCAGATTACTTTGCGTATGTATACAGCCGTTCCGGTGGGGAGCGTATCGACCAACACCTTAGTTGCTGCACTTGTCTATATCGACCGCACAAGTTATCCTGTGTGACTCACCGTAAAGAGTGATCTCTATAACGGCTTTATGCTGTCTTCGGGAAAATTTCACTATTTTGTGCTCGTAGCGTTTGAGATAGCCGCTGTCTATCTTTAAAGTACCGTTCTCTATATGTCCTGTGCTGACCTTGAGTATATCGGGATTACGGCATAATCCTATGATATATTCTTCTTCTGTACAGGACAGGCATGTTGTTTTGCTCACAAAGTTTCCGACACCGTGTATTTTGCGAATGGTATAATAATCATCGGCTGTCAGACGGTCGGTCTGAAAGAATATGTAACCGTCGAACAGCGGTCTAATCTCTTCGTGCCATACACCTTTTTTGCGATACTTGTACAACTCTCTCGGCACATACGCTGTATAACCGAGTTCACGCATCGAGTACATAACAGCCGTTTCAGAGCCTGACTGTACATATATTACATATATCATTCGCCGTCACCCTCTTTCTGCTTACCTTTGATATATGCGGCAAGCTGAGAATACAACTGAGGGTTATCCTTAGCCATAGCGGTAAATATATCCTCTTTGAACACATCATACGCCGCATCCATTGAAGAGCGGTTCTTAGCGTCTGTGTCCCGCTTATATGTTGCCGCTTTTATCAGCGATGGCACTGCAGCGATCAGCTTTTCGGGCGGAACATCTTTCAGACTGTCATCGCTTAAATTCTGGATTGCTTCCATTACTTTATGGTTTGTTAATCGGGCAAGAGCCTCGGAAACATCAAGATCCGGATATTTGGCGAGTTCTTCGTTTATAAGGCGGAAGTTATTGCTAATGAGCATTACCTGCTCCAAAGAAGCATTCAGAGCCTGTGCATAACGTGCTACCGAAGATTTCGACACCTCATAACCGTTTTCACGGATGAAGTCTACAATGTCACTGTAGCGATATTCTGACGGGTTATTTATCATCATATCAACGGTTTCCCTGATGTCGCACGGCAGCTTGTCGACTTTACCTCTTTTACGATTACGTTTTTTCATAGTATCGCCTCCTTACAGATCTATGCAAGGATCTTCGATAGCACCGTTAACAAGCTGAATGCCCTTAGCGGTCAGCTTACCTGCAAGCTGTGTATAATCGTCGCCGATGCACTCTACAGCCTGTTCGGAACGTATCTTCACGAGCCGTATATATCCACCTTCAAGCAGATAATTAAGACTGTCAAGTGCTTCATTCTCAGTGATCTGAGGCTCAAGGGCAGCAGTTACATCTACGAGATTGACGTAATCGGTACGGAGCAGATTGATTGCTCTGATCACAGCCCCATTGTTTTTTATAAACTTGTTTTTCCTGAGCTGATCTTTTATATTCATCAATTGCCCCTCCTGTCCTTATCGGCAAGATTATCAATCTTCGTTTCCAGACGTGTCATAACACGGATAAACTCCGAATTTTTAACTGCCGTATCTTTTAATTCATCAATTGCGCTGTCTATCTTATCTATAGTGTGCTTTATTTCCTCGACCTCGGCTTTGGTGGCATATCTGTCGTTCAGGCTTTTGATATCACCCTTACATTCCTTTATCATATCAATATGGCTTTCGAGTTCAGATCTGGTAACGCATTTGTCCTGTCTGTCAATTGTGCGCTTGACGAAATACGATATAATACCGATAGCAGCAGTGATTATTATGTTGATGGCTGTTGATAGTATTGCTCCGATTTCCATTATATAAAATCCTTTCAAATGGCTTTATAATGCGTAATTTTTTTGTACTATATTTAATGTAGTTTAATTGTAACATTTTCGTGCAAAAATAAAAAGGCTTAGAGTAATTACTTTTGTGGTAATTACCCTAAGCCTTAAATTTGAAAAAATGTTAAAAATATTATAAAAGCACTTGACAACCACACGGCATCGCCG